ATAAAAAGGGTCATCAGCTAGGTACTCGTCACTAGTCTGAATCTCGCCCTTTATCGCGTCGTAAATTGTTGCCATAGGTTACCAATTCTTTGTTGCATAATCTGCAACCCCGCCAATAATAGCTGTCCCTAATTGCCCAGCTAGTTGAGAGTTATAACTAGGCCCTTTGGCGCCCTTCGGCGCATTCTCCCACGCCCACTGCTGTTTAGCCTGCGCGCGCCGGTCCTGATAAGCATCATACTCCATAGGACTCGAGAAGCCGTACTGCTGCCACGCTTCCTCGCCACCCCCGCCGCCGCGCGGCTTCTGCTGAGCGTTTCGCAAATCAAGGTCCGCGCCCTGCTGCTGAGCTCCACGAGCTTGGCTATACTGCAAGTTCTGCGAGCCCATCCCAGACTGCGCGCCCACAAGTGCCATGTAGTCACTAAGAGGCATGTTCCGCTTGCGTGCCTGGTCCTCAAAGCTCTGCTCACGTGCACGGCTTCCAACATTGAAGAACTGCTCTGCATTCTGCCCAGCAAGCCCTTGAGCCTGTACAAGCGCGCTCGACTTCGCATCATTCTGGCGCTGAAGCATCGCTGACTTCTGCTGCTCGTAAAGCTGCGAGCCCATGGGAATACCACGGTTAAACATCTCTTGTTCGAACTGGTCAGCTTCTTGCTTCATCTGCGGCTCTAACCGCCGCGTGAAATCATTGTAGGTAGAGTCGATTTGCTCTTGACGCCACTTGTTGAAATCCTCGCCCACTACCTGATCCGGCAGCGCCTCCCAATCAAAAGGCTGGTTGAAACTCTCGCCGATAGCACCGAGCCTCTCATTCGCCATCCCGCCAAGGCCCAAGTCAGCTTCTTGCCTCTGGTTAATAACAGCGTTTTGGCCCTCGGTCAGGCCCTCGAGTTTCTGCTTCCGCGTCATGGCGACAGGGTCTTTTGCCCTCTTAGCCGCCGCCTGTTCCTTCACGCCCTTCCGGTCAAGAAAAGTCAAACGCGAGTTTATGCGCGCCTGTTCTTTCGGGTCCGTGGACTTTGCCAGCTTGTCTTTCAGCGCCTTGGTTTCATCAACCGGAGGCTTCGCCAGCACGCCGCTAGTCTTTGCTTTCGCCATACTTTCCCCTTATCTAGGAATAGGAGCTAATACGCCCGCAGGTTGCCCACGACGATTAGGATCCGTATTCACGCGCCGACGGCTCAGCCCAGGAGAGCCGCCGCCCCTAATCTGGTCGCCCGCCACATTGCGCTGTGGAGCCGTGTAGCCAGGCCTTGAAAACCTATCCATGGTCGTCCCGCCGCCAGCAATCTGGTTGCCTTGCACCTGGCGCTGTGGAGCCTGATAACCCGGCTGATTAAACTTGCCCATATCCATCCCCTGGCCACGGAAATAGTCAGGGCCACGATTGCCGGCATACACCGAAGGGTCCTTCCCTACTGCTGCGCCTGGCCCGAACTGCTGCAACCCTGGGATCTGCGTGCCGGGAGGGTAGCGCTTAACTAGGTCCTCCTGGCTCATCTGCATCGGGTACGTGGTGAAACCGGGAGGCATATTCGGCGCCTGCCCCGGCATATTGCCCGGCGTTGGGCGCTGCATAGGCTGCGCCTGCCCCTGCATCTGCGAAAGCTGCCCAGCAATGCCGTCTTTATAATTACTGTCTTGCAGCATCTCCCCGCGCTGCTTTCTGTAAGCATCTAGCTCAGACTGGTTGCCGAAATTGCGGAAATTGTCCTTGGGGCCGCCAGGAAACCCAGCATCGCTCCCAGGCTGCATTGGCTTACCGCCCCCATAGGGATTCATCGGCGCCTGCCCGTCCCAAGTAGTACCCCGGTTACTAGCGCCGCCAAATGGCTGCTGCGTCCTTAGCGCATCCTGCCCACCTGGGCCCATCGCCCGCTCGAGTGGCCCGCCAGTCTGCGGCTGTTGCTGCGCTTGCTTGATGAGATAATTATCCCTTTGCGCTTGCCTCTCAGGGTTCCCAACGCTGCCTTGCTGCATTTGCAGATAGTTCATCCGCTCTTGCTGCCGCGCATTGCCGCCCTGGCTGCCAGCCATTTTCTCTTGCAGTGCCCTTATCTCCCGATTTCTTCCGCCGCCCCGCATTACCATAATTCCCCTGCCTCTTCGATATACGCCGTCGCGGCGTAAATACTCTGATTCTGTGTCGTACTACTTCCAGACTTTGCTTTCTGCGTAAATTGGAACGAAACCCCGCCGCCAGCGCCAGACGCCCCTATGATAGGATGATACTGATTAGAAGCTTGGTTCGCACCATCTTCTTTACCATCGCCATAGTTGGCAGGGTTCACTTGCGTAACCATGCTCTGAGTATACCAGCCAAGCGAAACATTATAATCGCTGTAGTCGAATATGGCGCGCACCTTTTCGAAGTACCCAGAGATAGTATTCTCAAACCACACGCGCACGGAATTCACCTTGTTGCCCACGCCTTCAAAGGCTGCGAAATAAGGGGTTTTCCAAGAGGTTTCAATGGGAATAGTGCCGTGTACCGTTGTCACGTCAACCCCTTTAGTTAAATCAAGCTGCAAAATAGATCCAAGGCCAGGAAAGTAAAAAGATTTTGGCGCACCAGTTCCAGTAATATCAACTTCCTGAGCTCCGCACGCCGTAACAGTAGGGGGCATCCCCCAGAAAGAAAAACACTTTAAGGCCTTGTGATAAACAAGCCAACCAAAATAGTTGTCACTAACAGCAGTGTAAACGCCGTAATTAAACCAAGACAGCATATTAAACGTAGTCGCGCTTCCGCTAACGACCATGCACACAATCACGTCCATTTCCGTGATGTGCCAGCAGCTATTAGGAGCAAAAGCCTTCCAAATATTTTGTATGTCTTTAGTGGGGCTATTTTCGTACGCGCTCTGAGCGCCGCCGTTCAGAAGGTCCTTGAACCAATAACAATAGTCTTCACTCGCTACGAAGATATCTCCATCAATTTCTGCGAATACGTTTTGACCTCTAAGCGTCGGCATATCGTACTTACCAACGAGCCCCCAATTTGCACTGCCTGGGCTGTCCCCCGCATAAACTAGAACCTTCCCCCCAGATCCGAAGATGACAAATAACGAGTCGTTGCCCGTGCCAGTTTGCCCAGCCACTGAGAACATTCGGCGAATACCTTGCCCGTCAAGCAAAGAAGTGAAATCAAAAGTATTTGCAACAGGCATTGTGCCAAGCACCTGCCCAACACTTCCATAATCGACTACAGCGCCAGCCGCATAATAGAGCCGCCCCTTGTGGGAGCACGCCGCAATGATTGAATCAGGAGCAATAACGCCAGGAAGCACTCCAGTCCCGGCCACATAAGCAGTAAAAGGGCTAATCTTAATCCTAGGCCGCTGCGCCCCTATAAGCATGTCAAGATTGCCATGCTTGCACGTCGATAGACTCGAATTAGCCGCGCCGCCAATGTTTCCAAGCAGTGCGCCCGTATCAAGCCTATAGTATGCGCCATTAAGAAGAAGCGCTATTTTCTGCCCGCCTGCACCTAGTGTAGTTGAGTCGAACCAAACCACATTGTTCGTTGGCAGTGCCGCATTGTACGCAAGCTGTGCCACCGCAGGCCGCATCTGCAAACGGCTGTTTTTAAAATAGTAATTAGTTAACTCGCGCGCCTGTAGCGATTCAACCTCAAGGTTAAACTGCTGCATCGTATTCAGCCCCCGTATCGGGAGCGGGATTGGGACACGCTTATTTCTTATTGCCACCTGGCCCCCTTCCGGTTCTTGGTATGTTGGTAGGCTTAGCTGGCGCATTAGGCGCGTCAAGATAGGTTTTAATCTTGGACTCCAATTCGCTATTGAATTTCTCATTGTAGTCCATCGAGCCCTTGGCTTCATTCACCGCGCCAGCTTTTAAGAGCCAATCAGCAACCACATTCTTTCTCGCCGCGTCAGCGTCTAAATACTTCTGCCCAAACTTTTCAGGCAAGAACGCATAGCCGGTAATATCTCCCGCCACTAGGTCCGATTCCTTCCGAGACTTTGCAAACTTATTATTTACCCAGCCCTCAACAGGGTCCGCGCCCACGTAATCAGCCGCTAGGGCCTTATTAAATAATTGCTTTTTGTCCCGACCGCGCCGCAATTGGTTAATATAAGTAGTGTCAATCCTGAGCCCCTGCTTCTGGAGCTCATGCAATCGGTTGCGCTCTTTCATCCAAGCGTTTGTTGCAAAGCGATTCGCAATAAGGTTGATGGGGTTCGTCTTGTTAGAGAAAGAATCAATCTTTCTCATGGTCCCGCCCCACTGCCCCTCAGCGTAATTACCAGCCATCCCCGCAAGGCCAGCCGTGAAAATGTCGCCGATAGCCATCGCCACGCCTTTCTGCGCTTCGTTGGCCTTGTCCTCGTCTTGATAGGAATTGAATTTCTTCGCGTTGTTGTAAGTGTCCATCGCCGCAGCAAGATAACCGCCCGCGCTGGTGCTCCCTATTCCAGTCGCCTGAGAAAATGACTGGCTAGCGGCTGCGTTGGTAGCCGTGCTCGCGCCAACTTGCGCGCCAGTATTGGCCGCGTTCGCTGCATTAGCGCTTGCCATCGCCGCTTGCGTTGCGCCGCCCGCCGCATTGCTCGCGCCCGTTGCGCCGAGATTAAACGCCGCCTGACTAGCTGCGCCCTGCGCAACGGCTTGCTGAGCCGCTTGAGTAGCCGCTGCATTAAATGCCTGCTGTGAGGCAAGGCCCGCCGCTTGGTTAAAAGCCACATTCGCGGCTTCATTCGCTGCCAACTGGCTGCCGCTGCCGAGCACCTCTTTCGCACCTTCTTTTACCGCTGTCTTTACGACTTTGTTAGTCAGTTTTTGGCGCGCAATATCTTCCTGGCTCATTGCCTGGACCTGCTGCACTTCCTCGGCAGCCTTCTTCTGCTGCGCTGGATTATAGCCAAGCGAAGCAAAATACTTTTCCAAAGCTTCTGAGCTAGTAATGCTCATATCCCGAAATCCTCCTCAGGATATGACCACGGGCCTATCATAGGTGTACCCGCAAGAGTCGGACGAAGCCCAATCACTCCAGCATCAATCTGCTTAGTTTTGCTAATCTCGAGCTGATTCTCTGCATCTTGCCGCAGCTCTGCGTAATCCAGTCCGCGCGCTCTTAGAAACCGCCAGCAAGTCCCGTCGATAATGGAATATTCATCAAGCACCAACTCGTCAGTATCGAATTGAATCGTGCTATAGACAAACGTGCTGCTGGTATCAATTCGCGTCCAAGAAATCGAGCCGTCAGATACCGTTCCACTCAAGTGAGTAGGGGGAGTTGTTCCAGTAGTCGCCGCACCCGTGCCACCGCGTGTGTAAACACGGCTGTCATAACTACAGTAAGTAAGGCCCGCCCAGCTAGTGCTAGCAACCCAAGTCCTCGGGCGCACTACGTTCTTTGAGATATATTCAAACGCAATAATCTGGCCTGCTTCGCTTGCGCTAGGCACTGGGTCAATATACATGCGAGTCCCTTCGCCGTACCCTTTCACCCGGAAACGCTGTCTAGGCTGCGTACTAATCAAGCCCGATTTGAACTGCTGCCATTCCTGCGCATTGAGCGGGCCAATTAGCGGCCAGCGCTTGTCACGATTCCAGAGCGTTTCTGACTGCCTGCGGTCATAGTCACTAGGAAACTGATAGTAATCTGTTCCGCTGATTAGCGTGATTGTTCCCTCGCGTTGCAGCTCTGCCCAAATATAATCATCGCTTATTTCGACCAGCGCTTGACGCATCATTGCAAGAAGTAACTGCGTGTTTCCGTCAGTAGCGCCAACAAGAACGCTCGGGCTGGTAATTTGCAGCCGTCCCGCACATAACTGAGCCGCTTCAAGTACGTTCACGTAGTCACCCAGCCCACTGAATTAATCTTGCAGAACACCTTGCCGGTTCCAACCGCTACGCCGACAGGAGTATTAACCAAGGCATTCATCGCATCTCCAACCGCTGGCCACACATTCAGCGTATCCGCCGCATCACTATTGCGCACCAGGATCCAGCTGTAAGGAGTGCCAGCAGCCAACGGCAAAATCACTCCGTTGTTTGCTGCGGTCACCACAGTTACATTATTAATGCTGCCAGTCAGCGCCGTAGCTGTGCCCTGCGTGTTTCCATTCGCCGTTACTGTATTATGCTGAGTATCGCCCAGCATTTTTGCCTGCTGCGAAGTCAGCCCGATACCGACCAAGTCCGCAGTTAGGGCAGTCATTTAGAGTCCAGAAGTAAAGTAAGTAGCGCAACAGGTTGTTGAGGTAGCCGTTGTGGTCATAGCAAACTGCAAGGCCGTGTTAGCAGTTCCCCTTATTGGCGTTGGGAAAGTCACATGAAACGTATTGTTAGCTAATGTATTCGCTCCAATGTAATATGACCATTTCGCGGTGCTGCCGTCCTTAAGCGTAATAATAGAAGCAACTGCCGCAGTGTTATTACAAGTTAGAGATGTAACATAAATTCTGTTTCCAACCACCGCTGAAGCTATTGCAGTGTCTGCCGTCCCCGTAGCGGCAGAACTACAAGAAACTAAAAACCGATTAACGTCACCGCCAAAGGGGTTAACATACAACCGCCCAACCGAATCAGATTTTGCGAATTGATAATCACCGTCTGCAGAAGAATCAGAAGAAAGATCATCGTCCCTTACAACTAAAGCCGCCGCCCCAGTTTGACCAGTTGAGTGAGGCGCGTCTTCTTGTTTTCCGACACTTGCGTCGCCCGCCGTTACACTAGTGTAAAGCACTCCGGCACCAGAAACAGCCATGGGCCCAGGCTGCCCATTGCTAGAAATAAGAGTTCCTAAAGTATCCTGTCTAGCTGCACACCACTGCGCTTCTGCCACACTAGGCAATACGCACAGCAGCAACGCTAAAAGAATTTTTCGCATAGCATCACCTAGAAAAACCCCCCGCCTAGTCATCGCGGTAACTAGGCGGGAGGAAACAACACTGAAACTAAACCGCTAACCACTTAGTGGCCGAAACTCTAACAAAGAGCCTTCCTGTGCCAGTGGCTGCAGTAATCGCAGCATTGACGGTAGTTGTAATAAACTCACCAGTCGCTGGATAAATATTTAAAGTGTTTGCGCCGTCGTTTCGCACAAGCACACAATCAATATCAGTACGACTAGCAGCCGGAAGCCTTACGCCCGTAGAAGCTGCAGTCGTTGACACCTGAACCATGCTTGCAGTAATTGCTAACGCGTCAGCCTGGGCAGAGCCCGCAGCCGTCGCTGCGAGCTGAGTTGTAAAACCAAGCAAGCTTGCTGCCTGCGCGCTAATCCCTACGCCTAAAAGCTTAGAAACTGTAGTGGTTGTCATGGTTGTGCCTCTGTTTCCTGTTTAACTGGTCTTCCGCGCTTTTTCGGCGACTCTCCAAGTTGAGCCTCGAGCAATTGCGAAAGTTTAGATGATAAATCTTGGACTTGGCTTCTAAGAGATTCATTCTCTCGTCTAACCATGTCGATTTGATAAGTAGCCGCAGTTTTATCTGCATTCCCCTGCGCTCTTGCTAAATACGAACGCGCGCGCTCGGAGTCGCCCCTAGCGCCCATGCCCATATTCTCAAGATCACTAGGGTTCATTCCCGCAAGGCGTTCAACCGTTGTAATGTGGTAAGCCTTGTAATGCTCAACCCGTGAAGGGTCGTTTTTAAACAAGAGCATTAGCGGAGTGCCGAGGTCATCTTCACTCGCGTTTCTAGCAAACGCGTTCCAAGCCTCAGGATACTTGCGAATATCAGACTGCTCGCCAGGGGCCAGCATTGTGATCTTCCATTTTTTGGTTTCCTCATCGAAAACCACGGTATCCTTGATACGCTCAGAAATAGAAGTGCGGCCGAGTTCCCAAGTGTGCGTAATATACACGAAGTTTTTTCGGACGACTCGCCCCTCTTGCGCTGATAGCGCGGGCATCTCCTCAGAAACCACGTGAAACTTGGTCAGTACCTTATAAGGGCTGGTGTCGTCGAGTAACTCAACATCGTGAAAATCGTCAGCTAAGCCCTCAATATGCGTTGTTTTTTGTAACATTATCTACTCACAAAAAAAGGCGGGAGGCTCCGAGAAGCCCCCCGCCTGTTAAATTAAGCCGCTGAACCGTCGTCCATAAATGGACGAGCGATCTCGAACTCGGCAAATCCAGCCGCAGGAGTTCCGATAGCGGAAGCCCCCTTAGCTAGTTTTACTCGGTCGCCAGCTACTACTGCATCATCAACAGATCCAGCGGTTGCCGTTGCATATACGAGTGCGTTGTCCACGTACCCAGCAAGCACCTTACCAACGGCTTTTCCAGTAATGTGGAACCAACCATAGTTTGAAGCTACACAAGCGCTCATTGCTACCGCCACAGGGTCAATAGCATTTGCAGCAAGTAGAGCAGACTGCCCATCGTCGTAAGAGTAGGTCACCCAAGAGCCAACCTCACAAGAGGCCACACCCTTAAGGTAAATAAACTCCCCAGCGCCATAGGTCGCATCTTCTGCACGAACAATGGTTCCGAGCGTGTGATTCTGAACCGTGCTGGTTTCAGCGATTGGCTGATACCGAGCAAGATCTTCAGTAATAAAATATGCCATACAAAAAAATCCTTAAAATTAAGCGTTATTCAAAACACCAAGGCGGCGGAAGTTCTTAGCAGTGAGCGCACCCATCCAAGCCAAGTACTCGATCTGAGCATCTTGGTTGAACGAATCTCTCTTAGCCAAACGAACTAGATTGCGCTGCGAGTGCACCGCGAGTTCCATCACGTCAGGGTCAATGAAGTACATGGTGCTCGCAGGCATACCGGCAATGGTAGGCTCGAGAACAACCTCGGCTTGCTTGTACTTGTAGGTATTAAACCCAAGCTTCGCGAGCGTTCCGTTCTGATCAGTCAAGCGCTGAAGAGGATGCACCGCAGATTCATAGAATCCGTAAGATGCATTATCAGCGAGAACAAGCTTAGTCTTGCCCTTGTACGCCTGAATCAGAATGTCGAGCTGATCCATGTACCCAACAATATTCGAAGCGCTCATTGCCACACCGCCATCAGTAGTAGCGCGGTAGCGTGCGTTCTGAGCAAAGGTGTAAGTAGAACGAGAAATTCCGCCTACAGTTCCCGTTGCAGGAGTTCCCGAGATCAGAAGCTGCAAGCCGCCGACTTGAAGTCCGCCGTCAGCCGTTCCGAGAGAAAGCAGGTCAATATTGAACTGATTCTCAAAAGAAAGCTTCGCGTTCATCACGCGAGACTTAAGCAGGTCGCGGTTTTGTGAACGCCCAGAGTTCTGGAGGATTTCACGGCCATGGGCCTGAACATTAAGTGCAACTTGCTTCCACTCGTATTCGAAAGAACTGAAAACGTCAGTCTGCGAAGTATCAAGCACCTGAGCGCCTGAATACCGCTTATAACTTCCGTTTTCTGCGAACATGATCGGGATTACGATCTTAGGTCCGCCGTCCTTCATGGTTATGCATCCATTAGCTTTCAAAAAAGCCGAGAACGCATTCTTAGCAAGGATGTTGTCGAAGAGGTCGTCCTCGAGCATCTGCATCGTGGTTGAGAGTAACTCGTTAAAGTTACTATTTGGGGTTGCCATTTAAATTCCCTTTGTTAATAACCCGCGCTCTCGAGTGCCTCATCAAGCGCGGAATTTAGTTTGTCTTCGAAGCTTTTTCCCTTTGCCTTGTTCCGCTGCGTTGCAACTGCAGTGCCTGGGGAACCTGTAACAGAGCTTGCCGCCGCAATTGCTTTTTGCGCCGACGCTTTCTGTGGCGGAGTTGCTAAAATGCCAGACTTCCGCGCTTCACCTATGATAAACTCGTACGCGTGGTGAAGTTGCTCGCTTGTAGGCAAATCTGGCCGAATCTTTTTAATCTCAATTAGCGCATCCGCTATTTGAGGCTCGAACATTTTGACTAGAGGAGCTCTTAAGGCACCTGCTGAATCTTTCCCGTTCGAAAATGCTTCGATTTCTTGATTTGCTTTTTCCGCAGCCTGACCGCGTTTGAACTCTTCTAGTTCCTCACGGGCTGCTTGCGCGGCTTCGAGCGCTTCATCAGTACGAGGATCATAGTAAGGATCCTGCTGCTGAGTTGCGTCATATAGAAGATCTTCTGCGCTCCAGCCCCTCTGTTTCAGCAACGTAAAGAAAGCCTTCTTCGCCGTCGCGTCATCTTCGGACGTTAGCATTTCGTTCCACGCCAGCACTCGGCTTGTAGCCTCAAGCGGGTCGCGAATTCCTGCCACCGCGAGCTGTTGACGGTAGGGTTCGTAAACCTCCGTCATTTTCTGCTCTATTTGCTTACCGCGTGAAGATTCACCATGTAACTTGTTGGCCCACTCTGTGCGCTGCTGGTCGTATGCAATGAACTCATCGCGTACTTCCTTGGGCACCTTGGAGAGAGCTGTCTTAAGCTTGGCGGGCATGTACTCGGGAAGGTCGCTTGCCGGTTCCGGTTGGGGTTCCGGTGCCGCTTCCTCAGAGACTGCCTCTTCTGCCTCTTCTGATGCTGGTTCTTCCGTTTTGGTACGCTGTTTTTTTTCGGGCGTTACGCGCTTAGCAATTTCCTGAGTCTCTACAGGGTCTTCTGCCGGTTCGTTTTCTACAGGTTTTGTCTCTGTTTCTGTGGTCGCCTCGATTTCAGCTTCGGCCGCGTCCATTGCTTTTTCGATAATATCGTCGCTCATCGTCTGCCTATTGTTTTTTGGTATTGTTCGAGCAATCGCTCGTTTTTATAACGTAGTTCGTTTCGCCGCGCCGGGTCGCTCATGATTGCTTCAGTCTTGTGAATAGCGTTCATCACTTTTTCTTCGGTAATTAACTCAGGCGGCTTATGCGCGTGCCTTGAAAGCAAATCGTTTCCCATGATTGTAAGGCCCTGCTCTTTACAATCGCGGATATACGCTGAGCGGGACTCGTAGACCTTGCCTGTAACAGGGTGGGTAAGAGCGGGCATGGTGTCTTGATGGACCGCCGCCGACATGGCTTCAGCAGCCTCTGAATCGCCAGGAAGCCACCGCCAAACGCCATCAACCTTCTTGTAAATTGTGCGCATTAACAAACACGGTACACAAAACCGTGTTTCATGTAAGAGGAAGAATTTTTGCAGGGGCGCTACATGCTAGCCAATAGCATGAGGAGCTCGTCTTCTTCCTGCTGGTTCTTGGCCTGCTGAGCCAGCACGGCCGGGAGTTCGAGCGCCAACGCTACATTAGTCGGCAGCTCTATATGCTCCTCCTCAGGAGGCGGGGCGCGCCGCTTCTTAAAGCCGTCTATATCGGCTGCCGTGATATTCCAGAACCACGGTTTGGGTTTAAGAAAAAATAAGATGGTCATGATATTCTAAAAAGCTTTGTTCCACCTGCTGATCCAGCAGTTCCTTTTGCGCCGTCAACTCCCGTGCCAACGCCTGAGCCAAGACCGCCACCGCGTCCTCCATTGGCGTTTAAAGTCCCTTGGCTAATTAGATACCGACAAACAATATACACGTAACCGCCGCCCCCGCCCCCGCCGCCACCGCCACCTCCGCAGTTGCCAGCGCTTGGAGTTCCGCCTGCACCACCACTTCCCCCGTTTGCGCTCAGCGTCCCAAGATTATTTAGCGTCCGGCAGGCTATGTACAACACTCCCCCACCCGCTCCAGCTCCGCCCGTTCCGCCGCCATTGTTTACCCCGTCACCCGCTCCCGATCCGCCGGTATTCCCTGCTCCGCCGCCGAGTAGGTTCGTTGTGTTTCTGTTGAACTTATAAACGGGAGATATGCGCGCAAATGTTACAACGCGCCCCGCCTGAGATCCTCCACCTGCTCCCGCCGTACCACTTCCCCCAGCCCCGCCGGCTCCACCGCTCCCGCCGTGCCCTGGCAGTGCGATCAGGCTCGTGGCTGAGTTGGATCCCGCGCCAGAAGTGCCATCAGTCCCCTTACTACCACCGTCGCCTGAAGTGGTATCTTGCAGCGCGCATCCCGACGCGCCTCCTGCACCCGTCGCTGACTTCACTGCGTCGCCACCATTTACCCCGTCACAGCTAATAATTGCACTTGCACCAATTGTAAGAGTGTCCTGCACAAAAATAGGAGCTGCTGCACACCGTATCTCGTGTGTGCTCGATAGCGTTAGATTTCTATAGTACATAGGGCGAGTAAGTGTCGTAATTGCCGCCGTTGATAGCGTAACGTCACCGTCCGAGCCGTCGCCAAAAATCCAAGAATCATCGCCGTAAGAAAAGATGCTCACGAAAATAACCCTGTCAGAGTGCAGAATTTCTGAACAAATCCGTTACCACCCGCTGAGCCATTCGCTCCAGCCGTACCAGTGCCGCTTCCACTCCCGCCCGTTCCGCCAGTGCCGCCAGTTGCGTTTGTTGTCCCTGAGCCAGTAAGCGACTCATAAATAAGATACACTATCCCGCCAGAACCTCCGCCTCCTCCTCCGCCACCGCCCCTGTTGCCAGCCGCGGGAGTAAACCCGTTACCACCTTGACCACCCGGAGCCTGAATCACGGCACCTGAATTATTGACTATGTTTTTCGCAAAGATTGCGACAACACCACCGCCGGAACCACCGCCTCCTCCGCCGCCCCCCGCCGTACCGTCACCACCACCGCCGGAGCCGCCTCTGCCGCCAGTGCCGCCAAGCAGAACCGTAGCAGCGCGCCAAAGGTGGACGGACACGTACCTGAAAGGGAAAGACGTGGTTGCGGTGCCAGCAGTACCAGCGCCACCTGCGCCGCTTGTGCCAGTCCCTCCTGCACCGCCGCCACCAGAGGTCCCGCTCCATCCGTTTGCTGCCGTTGGAGCCGTTGCCGTTCCAGCCGCACCCACCGCTCCATTTGCACCCGCAGTGCCGGAGCCGCCGCCGCCAACGTCGTTATTTGAGAGAGTCCCGCCGCCACCTCCCGAGGAGCTTGCAGAGTTTGTGCCCCTTGTAGGCGTTGGCTCAATTGTTCCGTTATTCGTGAGAGTTTCTTTAACGAAAACTTTATATCGCGCCGTGTTTAGCGTTATCCCGGAATTAACCGTAAGATTATTATAGAACATCGAGCGCGTAAGAGTTGTGTTTATCGAGATCGTCACATCTCCGTCAGCGCCATCGCCAAAGTATAGTCTTAGAGGATAGTGTGGCGGCTGATTGCGTCCGGCTGTGCTCACATTACCTCGTCACTTTAGCTCGTACAGAACCACCGTTAACGGGAGCTGATCCGCTGACTAATTTTGCTTGGATAGTACCAGATGCTAATTGAAGATTATTTGCAGCAAAATCTTCGCTATAAGATTCGTATGGGCCAAGCTCTAGGTTGTTTGTAGTCCCACCATCAAAACTAAAAATAACAGGGACCTCAGTGCTATTCCAAACGTGAAGAGTTTTTGGGTTTCCACCCGGACTTAAAACGGTCTGAAACGAAGTGGTAAGAGATGATCCGGCTATCTTTCCATAGGCAGGAGTTGTTGCTGTCGTAACGTCCGTTGAGACATTTCCACTCCAAGCAACCCACTGACCTGCACCCCCAGACCAAACGCCAACGGGAATCACGTCATTTCCCTGCACTAATCCGTCCGGTTGAAAAAAGGCCCCCTGACTTCCTGCGTCTGCGCTAACAACAGAAATGGACTGGCCGCCTGTTCTTTGTCCTTGCGCAAAAGCAGCGCCACCAACTTGTTTTAGGTTGATGTCCTGCGTACCAGAAGGCGTAATCGTCCAGCTCGTTACTTCATTCCCTGAGCCGTCGTAGAGAATGACTTTCTGGAAGCGCTTATTCGCTATTGTTTTTGTCGCAACATCGTACGGCGCATTGTTATCAGCGTACCCGTTCGATACTGTAACGCCATTAGCATCAGTCATCTGCTATCTCCTCGATAGCGCCTTTCGCATCACGCTTTACCCGCATTTTGCGCGGTTTAGGCTCAGGCACATGCACATTAACCACGGGCGGTTGCTGCGGCTCTTTGCTTTGTAGCAGCTTCATCATCTCGAGTGTATTGTCGCTTGCAAGCCGCTTTTCTTCGATTAGCTTCTCGCGCTCGCGCAGCATCGTGGCTTGCTTTTCGAGCTCAAGCCATTGCTCTTCGATTTCCTTATCGCTTATCTGCTTAGCAGCCTGCAACTCAGCCTGCATTTTGTCGATTGCGTCCTTGGTCATTACCTTAGAAGCCTCAATCTCAAGCTTCTGAGTGTTGAAAGCGCCTTCTTGCGCAAGGCGCGTGTTTTCGAGCTTGAGTTTCTCAGTCTCTATAAATTGCCTGAACTGCTCGGCCTGCTGTTTAAGCTGAGATTCAACCTGCGCAGCATAAGCGCGGGCCTGCGCTTCATTAAACTCCATTTGCGCCTTGCCCTGCTCGGCTTGCAGCGTTGCCATTTTGGCCTGAATATCAGCCTGCGCAACTTGCGCCTTGGTCTGCGCCTCCATTTGCTTAGTTTGCGAGTCCATCTGCATGATTTGCAGCTGCTGCGCTTGGTAATCAGGAGGTGGGGGCGGGGGATTCTTGGCTGATTCCTCCATTGTGCGGAGCGCTTTGTCCCATGCGCCTTCAAGCTGGCGCCCAGAGCGGAACGCGCGCGCGGCAAATAGCGCAGATTCGATCATTGGCTCGAGTAATTCGGGAGGCGCGTTTTGTACTCCGCTAAATAGCTGCGTAGCCATCTCAACATATGCCATGCGTGAGGCTTGTTCCTCGGCTTCGTCAAGCGCGATTGTTGAATCGGTCTCGATATCAACGCGAAACGTGCGGAGCCTATCATCTCTAAGTAGTGCCAGCGCTGCGGGAAAGTTTGCTTGGTCCTCTTGTGACATGAGATCAGCGCCGCACATGAGGCGGATTGTCTCATCAGTAAATAGTCCCGGCTCAAAGATGATTTCGGCCATTTTGCTGATAACTTCGCGGCAGAACCTTTGAACATCGCCCTGCTTTTCGGACAGCTTTAGAACTGTCCAGCGCGATTTCTTCTGCACTGCAGCGGCTGATTCTGTAGGGTCCGAAGCACCGCGCACAATGTCGGGGATAGAACTGATTTCGCCGACTTGACCGAGTAGATTTGACTGGTATTCTTGCAGCGGGCCAAGCGCTGAAACGCATTGCTCGAACGGGAGCCAGTCGATTACGCCTTTAAACCCGCCGCGCTCAGTAAATGCGGTCCACTGCTCAACCGGCCAGAGCTCGCCGTCGCGCAGCTTGGTCATGCTCTTGATATCATGCATGTACGCTTTAGCCGCGGCACCGACTAGGCGAATACATTCGGCCATGCCGCTGATACGCTTGGTGACGGAGTCGAGTTCCTCGGCGAGCTTCTCGTAAATCTTGTAATCGGGAGTTGGGTAAAGGTTGTCCGTGGTTGTGGTTGCAAGCAAAGGCATGGGGCAAGGCCAGTAGTCCTTTAGCCTTAGCGGGTCGTCCTTTACGTCGAGCGGTGCTTCTTTGTAGCCGGGAGAAATCCAGTAGGTTTTCTTAGATTCTTGGTCGACTATTTCGTACACGCACGCGGTTGAGAGGTATTCGGTATCTTTGTCTGTGTGTTCTTTCTGGTCTTGCAGTTCGACGTTATCAGCGCAGTGCGGAAATCTCTCGCGGAGCTTGGCGCGCGTCATCTGCACTTCGCGGGCAATCCAGCGCACTTCAAACCAGGACCGGCACTCGGACCAATAGAAATCTTTCCAGTGCACCCAGTCGAATACAACGCGCTCGGAGTTGGGCTTGATCGTAGCATCGCCAATTGGCTCCCCGGCTGCGTCTTTTGGCTGGTCGGTTTCTACCTCGTAGCGCACCCATCCGAAACCGCCGCCAGGCAAGAGGCGATCTTCAACAATCATGCGCATATTGTTGTGAAAGCGGTCTTGCTGGGAGCTCACGGCGTAGCCTGTTGCGCGTTCGGCAACGCGAGAGGCTAGATTGCCGATAGGATCAGAGTCCTTAAAGCGCCGTTCAACAACTACCTTCGGCACTCGAGCGTAAAGCGCAGGTTTAAGCACCTGCACATTGGACCAGAGAACATTGAACATTACGCGGGTCGGGGATTGGTTGCTCTTCGTTACCGCTTCGACTGCTGAAATATTGGCGTAGTTTTTAACTATCTTCTCGCCTAGCTTTTCGTAGGCTACGCGGCGCTTTGATTTCTTGACGTGGTCTAGTTCTTTGAGCCAGCGTGTTACTATTGCTTCTGGCTTATCGATTTTCGCGGCTTCGCTCATGTAATTCCCACAGCTCATTCAACGTAGGCTTACGGAATTTCTCCGCAAGCGGCTTTTCTGCCGCCGGCTGGTCTCGTACGAAAGGCCGCGAAACGCATCCATATCTGAGAGCATCGGCGAAATGGTCGTCACCCGCCGCACAATCTTCCACGTTGTTTAAATCGTGTTGAAGGTTGGCGAGTGAGTCCACGTCGTCAGAATAAGTTTTGAAGAAGTATATCAGTGGAACGCCGTTCTTGCCAACTAGTCTTTCGCGCACCTGCATCCAGCCGCTGGGGCGCCTGTTGTCTGCGCGCTGAAACACCACGCCTTCGGTGGCGAATATCTCAAAGATGGAAGGTCCGTGCCCGCGCTGCTCGAGAATATCGCCTCCGGCCACGCGGTAGGTAATTGAGCCGTCGTTTCTTTCCCTATCTAATATCCCCTTGGCTATCTGGCTAGCCGTGGTTTTTGGTAGGCCCTTGCCGGTCCACACCCTATATACAACCAATGAGCCGCGCGGCAGCGCCCCGCCTGGAGATACAGCAAACCACACGCATGCAAAAGGGTCGCCGTCGCCTGCGGACCCGTGGTCGTAAGACATGAAGCGGAGCCAGTAATCGGGGATTGGGAACGGGTCGACCTGGTGAATAGGCGGCGAAACCTCGGGGAAAAATGCGCCTATAACAGCGTCCCAATTGCCGTTGAGCATTGCGTCGACTAGGCGGGGGGGGAGGCCCGCGAGGCCTTCTTTGACTGCCTCGCGGTTCACGCTGGGGTTATCGTCCACTCGAGCGGGGATGTACTGGCGCACGTGTCCGCCGTCTTCGATTGGTGCTTGGTGGAGCTCGTACGGCTTAAAGCCTTGCAGGAAACACCGTTTTATGTACGCGTGTCCTACGCCCCCAGGGTTTGATGTGTATACGATTCTGGGGAAGTAATAATCAGGCTCGCCGGGCACGCGCCATTCGGATTCTGGCTTCTTGTACTTATCAGGAATCTTGAGCGCCTTCGGAATACGGCAACGGGAGCGCAGGAACCGGAGCATATATTCCGTGAACTGAGTCGCCTCCTCCACGAACAGCACGTGGAATTCAGGGCCGTAGTATTTGCCAAGGTCCTTTTGGTGCTGCAAGTGGCACATGTGGATCTTTGAGCCGTTCCAGAATCTAATTTCGCCATCTATTATCTCGCACAAACGGCCAGCCAATAGCGGCGAGCGCGGGGATTTGCCATTAGTCCACGGCGCGAGCATGGCTCTAAATCCGGTCGGGCCTTCAAGGTGATTGAGCTGCAGGTCAGCGTATAGGCGGCGGAACAAGAAGATTTGAATGCCAGGAATCTCAAGCGCCCACATGATTGACAACACGCGGGCCAAATGGCTCTTGCCTCCCGACGCTGCCCCGCCATATAGCAGCTCCGTCGCCTCTGATTCTAGGGCGTCATATTGCCGTTCATGCAATTCAAAATCAACAGATGCGCTCACTCACTGCGTTTCCGAACTGTAATGTTGAGCTGCGGGATTAGCGGCTCGCCGTCCTTGCCGGTGACTTCAAGCCTATCAGTCTCGCGCCATCGCATGCGCGTCTTGGCCCAAAAGATGGCTGCGGTGAGGTTTTTAGTCGCCTGTTGATATAGGAACTGAGCCACGCGGCTATTAGCTTTGGCCAGACCATCGGCTAACTCCTTAGAAAAGTATTTAGCTAGCGTGTCCTGACTGCATCCTATCACCGATGCAATCTGCTCTTGCGGTAGCCCGTACCCGCTGAGCGCTTCGACCTGTTTTCGCTGCTCTTCCGTTGGTTTAAACGGCTCGCGCCCCTTGCCTGCCATTTTATACCTCCGGTTTGATGAAGGGCTCGCCGTTGACTTTGCAGACGAACGGCTTGCCAACTGTGGCACAGTGTTTTTGGTAGCGCTCTAGAATGACTTGGCAATAGGCGGGGCTAATTTCCATGCCGTAGCATATGCGCCCCAGTTGGTCCGCTGCGATTAGTGTGGTGCCGGAGCCTAGAAAAGTGTCTAGCACTACCTGCCCTTTCTTGGTGCTATTGCTTATGAGTTCTGCCCATAGTGCTAGTGGCTTTGTGGTCGGGTGGTCTTTAGATGCTGAGGGCTTATCAAAGCACAGCACGCTGGTCTTTGTGCGGTCACTAGTGAAATAGTGAGCTGCGCCAGGCTTCCAGCCGTAAAGAATAGGCTCGTGGCGATAGTGATAGTCGGAGTGGCCCAAAACCATTTGCCCTTTATCCCACACCAATTGCTGCCGAAGTATTTCTTTATCTATCCATTCTTTTAGAAAAACAAAATTCAACGGTCCCGGCGGGACCGTTGCGTAGCATCCAGCGCCTTCAGCTAGATTAGCTAATGCGAAATTAGTCGTGTCCAACCATAGCCCTGCGAGATCGTCTTCATTAAGGTCGTCGTTCTCTATGGTAAGCGCGTCTTTAGTTTTCCCGACGTACGAAACGCCGTAAGGCGGGTCTGTTATCCAAAGGTTCGCCTTTGCAGGGAGCGGCTCGGCATCGCGGCAATCTATGCACCAAACGGTGTGTGGCCCAAGCTCTATGACGTCGCCTTCTTTTATGTACGGTTCATCAGGCAACTCACCGGCACCGCCGTCCTCGTATGTTTCTGGCTCTTCTTCGTTCGTAGGGATAAGCGTATCTAGCCCCCACGGCTCTAGCTCGAAGCCGAGCTCTGTTAGTTGGGCTAGTTCTAGTTCTAGGTTTTGGTAATCCCAGGAACTATCGTTCTGGAGTTTGTTATCTAGGATGCGGTAGGCTTTCTTTTTGGCTTCGGATAGCCCAGCGACTACGAACACGGGCACCTTGTCTAGCCCTAGTTTTTGTGCGGCCAGGAGGCGCCCGTGGCCTACCAGAACGACGGAATCCTCATCAATTACAATAGGTTGATTGAACCCGAATTCCTTGATTGAGCTGGCAATACGCGTGATTTGTTCTTCGCCGTGGACGCGATTGTTTGCAACGTATGGGATTAATTCACTTGTTTTTCGTGTTTCCAAGGGCTTTCTTGGCCTTTTCGATGAAATCTATGGTCTCTAGAACCTTGCTACCGTTCTGCTGGAGGTATCTCAAACGCTGTCTTGAGAGTTTAAACTCTTTTTCTATAGCTGACCAGCTACCAAATTTAGCTAGTAGTAACGCGAACATAGTATCTAAATCGGTTTTATTCGTAGGCATACACAGCCAGTGTACCACAGGAACCCAACACAAACACTATGCAAAAAAACTTGCATCCCGCGCCCCACTAGTGTATCTAATGAGTATAGAAACAAATTGCGTGGAGGCAATATGAAACCAACAAACGAACAAATCGCGCAAGCCCTGCTGGGCAAGTATGTAAATGAGCTGTACATCCTGCGGGCGAAGCCGAAGCTGAGCGCGCAGGATATCCCTCGCCTGAGAACCCTACGTAAAATCATTGATAGTTTTAAAAGGAGATAGGTTATGAAAACCGACACGGTTGTTACGATACTAACGGTACTAGCCACTAGCCTAATTGCAGTGACCATGACGGGCTGCGCAGGCGTGGAGCTAGGCGGCAAGCTAGGGATGTACAGGGTTGATGAGCGGCAGGAATCACAACGCACTTACGACCGCAAGGTTGGGCTGCGTTGTTTGTTTACTGACTGCAACAAAGATGCAACCGAGCCGCAGGGTTCATAATAGTGGGGGTGATATGAGCGAATTGTTTCATTGGAGAACTATAGCGCACTGGGTTGTAATGAGCCTGTGCATATACGGCGCGTTTAATACGTTTGTGGGGTTTGTGAGCTTATGGACGGGCGAGAATCTGTCTATAGGATATGGGCAAATCTGCGCAATGAGTCACGCCGGAACGATTAACGAAAGGGGCGGTTTTGTCCCTAGCAGTAAGAATAGATAACAGTACGTACTGTGAGAAGCTAAACGCCTCCACAGTGTTTCGCGGTGGCCCCGATGCGTAATTCGGGGCGCATAACAGCAGGAGCATATGAGCGAGTTTGAAAAGCTAGTAGGCAAAGAAATCATTAAAGTTGAGGGCCTTTTGGTGGGTTCTAAAGAAGTAACTTTTTATTGTTCTGATGGTTCAAACCTTCGAATGTATCACGCGCAGTGCTGTTGTGAGAATGTTGATATATATGAGCTTGACGGGGACGGATTTGCAGCTATTGGGGTTGTGTTGTCGGCAAGAGAGGATATTTCAGACCCTCATCCCGAGGGCGAAAAAGAAGAGCCATACATGAGAGATCTTGAGCAGTGGACGTTTTACAATCTCCAAACAAACAACGGGTTTGTAAACATTCGCTGGTTTGGTGAGTCGAACGGGTATTATTCGGTCGATGTTGATTGTGAGTGGAATAAAAATGAAAACCAAGAAGCCTAAGAAGCGCAACAAACAAGATGCCCTAGCTAGTAATGTTAAAGAGCTTAACAAAAGAGTGGCGCGCTTGAAGAGGGGGATGTTTTATTTGGCTGAGCGCTTGCATGGCAATGGCCTTAGCTACGCTGATATTGATTATTTATCCAGAGTTTTCAACGGTGACGATAAGCGCGAACAGGAGAAAGTAAATGAAGCGAAAAACAAAATCGACTAAGAAGCGCAACAAACAAGATGCCACTCTTATCAACATCAACGCGCTGAAGAAGCGGGTGAAAGAGCTTGAGAGAATAGCCGCGAGCCATGAGCGGGCAATTATAATGCTTGCGGAGATGGCCACAAAGGAGCCCTAGCCATGACCAAGAAGCTTAGCGAGATAGGCACGCACTGCACGCCTAGCCCGCATAGTTATACGCAGTATGAGCCTTATTGGACGTTCTCGAAGGAGGAGCGCCGGGAGTTGGTGAAAGCTGCAATAAACGGCTGGGAAAGCTTCAAATTGCACGTAGGTTTTGCGGATGGGAGGCTACCGACATTTGAAGAGCTTTGTGAGGAGCAGGGCATATGAGCAAGCTAGAAAAATTAACACCTGAACAAATTGCAAAGTTTCCAGAGTACGTTAAACGCTGGACAGAGATCGGCCTAACCACGGAGAAGCCGGGCTTTGATAAAGCGCCAGCCGAAAAGGCAGTAAAGCTTTGCTACTCATGCGCCGGGCTGGAGGAGCCAAAAACTTTTATCTGGGTTGAGTCGCCGCTTCATGCTGGTGTTTGTTGTGCGCTATTGAAAGACCAGAAGCTGCAAAGCGTGAGGGACTCTGTGAGGGACTCTGTGAGGGACTCTGTGTGGGCCTCTGTGTGGGACTCTGTGGGGGACTCTGTGGGGGTCTCTGTGTGGGCCTCTGTGAGGGACTCTGTGAGGGACTCTGTGGGGGCCTCTGTGTGGGCCTCTGTGTGGGACTCTGTGGGGGACTCTGTGGGGGACTCTGTGGGGGTCTCTGTGGGGGTCTCTGTGGGGGACTCTGTGTGGGACTCTGTGAGGGCCTCTGTGTGGGCCTCTGTGGAGGACTCTGTGTGGGACTCTGTGTGGGCCTCTGTGTGGGACTCTGTGAGGGACTCTGTGGGGGACTCTGTGGGGGACTCTGTGTGGGTCTCTGTGGGGGACTCTGTGGGGGCCTCTGTGTGGGCCTCTGTGTGGGTCTCTATGAGGGACTCTGTGTGGGCCTCTGTGGGGGACTCTGTGGGGGACTCTGTGTGGGACTCTGTGAGGGACTCTGTGTGGGCCTCTATGAGGGAAAGCGCCTACGGCTCTCATGATGCCGGGTGGCTTTCTTTCTATTCCTTCTTTAACGATGAGAAAATCACTGATTGCACTAAGGCGTCAGGGCTTTGGGAAGCGGCTAAAAATTGCGGTTGGTTTATCCCTTTTAAAGACACAGTAATTATTTCGCCTCGGCCTTACTCTATTAAAACTAAGCTAAACAATCGCGGCATTCACGAGCTTCATGCGGATGGCGAACCTGCGGTTTTTTATTGTGAGGATTTCAAAATTTACGCAAATGGGAATGTCAGACTTCCAGAAAAGTACGGGACTGTGAAAACCAGTGAATGGAAAGCCGAGTGGTTGCTAACTGAATCAAATGCCGAGCTTAGAATGTGCCTGATTAAAAACATTGGATACGATAAGATTTGTGCTGAGTTGCAGGCTAAGAAGCTTGATACATGGAGAGAGTACGAATTGCTTCGTATAGACAACGCTGATGTTGAGCCGATTGTTTTGCTGAAGATGACATGCCCGAGCACTGGAAAGATTCACGCGGGAAGAGTGCCGCCTGATACAACTAGCGCGAGAGCTGCGGCAACGTTAAGAAACCATGGTATAGACCCAGAAACTTTTATAGTGGAGCACTAATATGAAAAGCAACTACAGGCACGGAGATGTGATTATTATTCCCGCGAAGATACCAAGCAAAGCCAAGAAGCAAAAAGGTTTGACGCTGGCGGAAGGTGAAGTAACTGGACACTCACATCAAATTAGTAGCGGCAAAGCGGCGCTATTTAAGTTTGATGAGAAGGTTTATTTGAGAGTGACTAGTCCATTAGCGGCTTTGACTCATGAAGAGCATCACCAGATTGACTTACCTGCGGGTGAGTATGAGGTGATTATTCAGCAGGATTATGAGCCGGAGGGGTGGACACGTGTCAGAGATTAAACTAACCGCGAAGCTTTCGGACGGGACGGAGTGGGAGTTTACGACACCCCCGCAAGAGACTTTTGACAAGTCTGGTTGGGTTGCTTGGCTCAAGCCCCTCAAGCCCTCGCCGCCGAAAGAGGTGTTTCTCCGTGTGTACAGCGACAATAGTATATCGGCGACATATCGCACAGCAAAGGAGGCAGTTGAGTGCGCTCCCGGGTACTTGGGGCCTTCCAATATTCACCGCTACACCCTCGCCACGGAGGAAACAGCAAGAGAGAAGAACATAAGACTGGGCAAGGAGATGTTTAACGCTGACAACGCCATGCTTAAGGAACTGAAGAAGCCTGCGCGGGAGTGGTGGGATGTGCGTAATAAGAAAGATGGATCTATTTGCAGCACATTTCACACGGAGGATGCGGCAAGTTTTTATGTTCGAAAGCACTTTTTGGGCGAGGCTTACGAAGTCGTGCACGTGCGGGAGGTGGTGGCGGATATTTTTAACAAGGAGAATGTATGAAAAAGCAAAAGACAAAAAGTCGTTACGTAATTGTAAGAACCTATTCGGCTGGGGTGTTCGCTGGCGAGTTAGTTTCAAGAAAGGGAAAAGAGTCTGTGCTTAAAAACGCACGGCGCTTATGGCGTTGGGCTGGGGCGGCGTCTCTTTCTCAATTGGCAATGGAAGGCACAAAAGCTCCCAGTGAGTGCAAATTTCCATGCGCAGTAACTCGCGTCGAGCTTGTTGAGACAATAGAGGTGCTCGATGTTTCTCCGGTCGCGCGTAAAAGCATAGAGGGAGTACCGGTATGGTCAGCGTAACCATTAACAATGGCTCTGGCTATGGCTATGGCTATGGCTCTGGCGATGGCGATGGCTATGGCTATGGCTATGGCGATGGCTCTGGCTCTGGCTATGGCTATGGCTATGGCTCTGGCGATGGCTATGGCTATGGCGATGGCTCTGGCTCTGGCTATGGCTCTGGCGATGGCTATGGCGATGGCGATGGCTCTGGCGAGTCTTAACTAAGAAGGCGCAGCGGGATGAGTGAGATAGAAGACTACAGCCTAGTGCCATTTCTTGAGTGCGAGCAGACAAAGGAAAACACGCTAGCCGCTTACAAAGCTGGGCTTGAAGCCGGGAAGCGCAGCGCAATGCCGGTGGCCTGCGACAAAGAACAACTAGAACGAGAACTTTATATTGAGCCTATAATGGAGGTAGCGAACAGAATGAGAGCGAAAAGCTTGAGCATGTTTGATGGGCTTCCTGTCATTGAGGATGTAACGGGAATGCTTTGCGCCGCAGATGGGTATGTTTTGCTGATGGGTAAGAAGATGTTTGCCTCTTGGTTAGCGAGGTCCAAGTGAGTTTAAGAAAGGTAGGTACGTGCGAGAAGTGCAAGAATGCGATCTACGGTGATGAGTACGGTCCCGCCGGGCACGACTGCCCGATCTTAAGCCGGACCATGGCTCTTGAGTACATGCTTTCAGGTCGCACCGTGAAAGCGCTTGAGCCGTTGTATAAGACAAGTGAGAAGCATGGCGGAGAGCATCTATTTCGCTACAATATTACGACAGAGCAGATAGAATATAAATGTCTTAGTGAAGACTGGCGCCAGTCGAAGCGGGCCTTTTGGGACTGTTGCTTTAGGTTTGAGTTGATAAAGGAGGCTTGAAAATGACTAAGCAAAGCGAAGCAGAGAACGCGGCAGCACAGGCCGCAGAATATGAGGCAGCAATGGAAGCAGAGCAAGCAAGGCAAGTACTGAAGCCCTTCCGCGCGTGGGTGGCGTGGCATCCGGACGAGGAACAGCAAATGAAATGCGGCAGGTGGGAGAATGACCTATTCTTTGACAAGGTATGCATTGACCTTAGCGAAGAAGAAATTGCCGACGGCTGGCGCATCGTGGAGGTGCTCGTGACGCCTGTCACAAAACTTGATTACCATGGTGTTGAGGTGGAGCTGGAGAAAACGCCTAGGAGTGGGAAATGAGCAAATATGAAATAGGCTATCCGATTGGCCTGAGTGATTACGCTGGAGAGCCCATCTTAGTTGGTGATGTGGTGATGTGTTTTGACGAGCGCGATCCTACGGGGCCTTGGAAATATCATTTTACTACAATAGGAGAAGGCACATTGCGCTGCGAGAATGCCAATAATGTGTATATGTGGGAGCCTCCAATTATTAATCTAGGTCCTTACTGGCGATTATTGGCCAAAGAAAATTACGATAATGTTAATGGGCGTAGAATGTTAATTCAGGATCCTTATTTAGAATATCATTGGCACACTACCCGCGCTGAGGCTGTGCAGAAGTGCATTGATGAGCTGAAGGGGAAGGAATGAGCCGTAGCCTAGTGAAGAAGAAGCATAGGAAGGCCAATAAGCGAATGCGCACGAAGCTGAAGAACCAGAAGCCAGAGACTGTGGCGGTGCGCGTAATTGTGGGGAACAAATGACCAGCCCGAGACGCCCACTAAATAGCTTATAGGGGATAGCCGCGCCCTAGCATCCTTGCTATTGTGTGGGTATGCGCACAATCATAACTGCACTCTTAGCCCTTGTGATATTCTGCAAAGCCCCGCCTAGTCAGCCGCCGAAGCCGACCCCGTCAGTGCCGGATGGCGGCGAGTTAGAGTGATGTGACGCCTGAAGAATTCACAGAAATCTATTTAGCGTATCACGAGCGCGTTTATCGCCGCTGCTTGGGAATTTTGAGGAGCCATGAGTTGGCGGAAGAAGCCACGCAAGACGCGTTTTTGAGCTTGTGGAAGAATAATCATACCCGGAATGGGACAGCGCAGCTATCCACGTGGCTGTATGTTGTGGCCACTAATGCAGCGCTGATGCTGTTGCGCCACCATAAGAAGATAAATAGCAGCGCCCCGGAATTCTTGCACGATTTCGACCCGTTCTCGAGTCTTGAGGCGCGGGATATAGTAAACAAGCTAGATGTTCCTGAGGAATTTCAGCTTTATGCTGAGGGATTTTCTGCGCGTGTGATAGCGCGCGGGAAGAAACAACATTTGAATAAGGTGAAAACATTTATATGGCGTTCAAAACAGCGTTTGCAACATTGTGTTCTATCTTTATTGCGGGAACGGTCAGTGCCGCACCAACCAAAGTTCGTATCGTTGTCTTTAACGGAGCAATCTCTGCCGCAGAAGCAGGGGAGGTTGCGAGCCGGTTCACCAGCGCGCACTATCCGCAAGCGCAGGTATCGAGGATAGACTACCGCACCTGGCGGGACCTGCCCACTGCCGGGCCCGATATATACACCCGCGCCGACCAGCTTTATAAGGCCGCTGCATGGGCTAGGACGAAAGGAATGCACAGGGGGTATGGGTCTGTATTGATGGTGACCCCTGAGCTCGCTGGCGGGTACCTAGCGGGCCTGGCATTGACCACGTGTGCCAGCTCCCCGGCCCGTTCTTACGCAATCGCCAACGCCAAGCCTTTCCGCGCGGACTCGAACACGATCGCGGCGGTGCATGAGGTGGCGCACTTGCTGGGCGCGGCGCACATAACCGAGCCCCTATCATGGATGCATCCTGACGCCCTAGGAGAGGGCCAGCGCCATGGGTATCAGAGCGTTGCTAGATTCGCGCCCCAAAGCCTTGCGCAGATACGAAACTGTCGCAGGTAGCAAAACAGCGTTTCTATGAATCTTGGCTAAAATTCAGTAAGATTCACATAGGGCGATTGAAAATTAGAATCGCACTTAAGTATGTAATAATATAATATATTATATATATATATACATATATATATTCTAATATTCATAATATTCAATAAGGGATACTTTTCCCTTTTTTATAAGGGTAAAAAGTATGCCTGGCTGAATATTATGAATATTATGAATATTTGATTAATTCAATGACTTACGTCTTGAATCTTACTTGAATCTTAGAATCAGTTTGAATATTAGAATACGTGGCGGGGTCGGAGGGGTCGAGGCGTGCAAACTCTGCAACGCTGTCAGCCATAGCGTCAGCGTCGACGACAGAATAGTACTTTGATGCTTTAAGTGCTTTAGTCACAAAAACTCTTTCTTGCTGAATTAATTCGTCAATAGCAATCTGACGCGCCTTACCGTTCTGAAACTTTCGGGACACAGAACTAGAAGGAACCCTATTATCTGATGTCTTTTCACACTCCGCAACGATAAAATTATAAATCTTCTCTCGGTAGGCAGTCTCTGCTAGCTCCCTCTCGCCTCCCCCCAAGGACTTGTTGCAAGCCTCTAAGGTCTGAGCATAGAGAAACTCGAGCAACTCATCGGCGTAAAAAATAGATTTTTCGCTGACTACCCCCAAATGATCCGACAACGCAATGCACATTTTGACAAACTGCTCCCGGTAACGAGCGTACAGGGCCGACTCTAAATCGTTGGTTTTACTCCTGGCTTGTTTCGCGAATAAGACGCAAAGCCCATCAAACGACTCTTTGTCTTCAAACGTTATTTGTTTTGGCACCATTTCGGTGCTGATATTCCCTGCGGGCTGCCCGGCTAGCTGTATGTTTTTAAGATACCTAATAAGCCTATCTGGCAAAACAAGCGGCGCGGTTTGAATCTTGTCGGATTTCCCCGAAGCGAACCACAAGAAAAACCGCGACAGCATGCCGTCATGCGCTAACCTAGGAGTCATGCCCGCGAAAAACGCATGAGGAGTACTGCCACCTAGTAGCGAAGCCATGGGCCGATTAATTATAAGCGGCTCTTTGCTTGCGTAGTTCTTGCCTTGGTATGTGGAGTTAGCGCAGCTAAATAACTTAAGCAGCACAGAAATCACTTCCTGCCTATAACCACCCTTATCTTGGCCCATTTGCTCAAACGCGCGCCCAAACTCATCCATTATTATCAGACGGCGCGGCGATACTATGAGCGCGTTCATTAGGCCGGCTTCGCTCGTGCTGTCCCCTGTGATGAGCTCAGGCTGTTCTGCAGCCTCGCAAATGCGCGCCGCGATTTCCTGCGCCTGAGTTTTACCCAAACCAGCGCGCGCAATAATCCCGTGGTATGCGTGCGGGTGAATCGTCCCACATGCAAAGTGCCCGGATTTCAGCGCACCCATTACAGCAAACGCTGTTCCTAATGAAATCTGCGGCTCGCTGAATGGCAAACCCGCATCAATTGCGCGCGCCAGGTCGCCGACCAAGCCAGGGCACCCTAGCAGTAGTTCAGTTTCTGTTTTCACGTGCATTCTCCGATATTTGGAAAAGCTGCTCTGCGGTTACTTTGTATTCCTGCATTAGCCGATTCCAATATTTCAGCGGCACGCCGCACTTTGCCCAACTAATAACGGTTGTTTGATGCACGTCGAGTAGCACAGCTAAATGTATGGTGCCTCCCGCTAGATCGAATAAATCTTCAATAGTTCGTAATTTCATAATTGACTCTTTTCTATAGGAAGTCTATATATCGAACATAGTATAGAAGAGAGTGTTTACTCAATAGGAAAATATGGAAATTAAACGCACTAGCATAAGCAAACCACCCAGAATTTGCATCTACGGCCAGCATGGGTCAGGCAAGAGCACTTTTGCAGCCGACTGCCCAACCCCTGTTTTTATAGACATTGAAGGCGGAGCTGATGCGCTGGAAGTAGACGCATTCCCTCGCCCGCGTAGTTTTATGGATGTGTGTGCGCAGGTTAATCACTTATTAACTGCAACACACGAGCACAAAACACTGGTGATCGACTCCTTGGATTGGCTCGAAAAGCTCATCTGGACCAACGTGTGCAGCCAAGTGGGCGCAAGTGATATTGCGGCTATTCCCTATGGTAGGGGGTATAAAATGGCCGAGGTCCGCTGGAATGAGTTCCTCGCAGGCCTACAGAAACTCAGTGATAAGGGAATGATGGTCGTGCTCTTAGCGCATTGCCAGATTAGCCGCTTTGAGGATCCGGAGCGCGAGAGTTACGACCGTTACAACCTTGACCTGCACAAGAGCGCTGCTGCGTTGTGCGCTGAGTTTGTGGACGTGCTTGGCTTTCTCAGTTTCAAGGTAAGAACGGATGTGAAAGACGGCAAGTTCGGTCAGTCGGTAGTAAAAGCCAAATCGAGCGGAGACCGTGTTCTATACTTAGAGGAGCGCCCGGCATTTACTGCGAAGAATCGCTATCGGTTGCCGCCTGTCATTGAGGTACCCGAAGAAAGCCCATGGGGAACATTTGCGAATGCGCTTAAAGAGGCTAGGAGAACCACACGCAAACCGGCACAGTCAGTATTAGTAGAGAAAAAAGCGGAATTACCCGCGATTGTAAAATAAGGAAAAACAAAATGGGAAACTTAGACTTAAACCTAGAGACAGTGGAAGCCACTGAATTTGAATTGCTGCCTAACGGCGAATACAAAGCAATCATGGCAAATTCAGAAATTAAAACTACAAACGCGGGAACCGGGACCTATGTCAAAGCTGAATGGCTGATTGTCAGCGGCGATTATGAAGGTCGGAAGATTTGGGAAATGTACACATTGACGAACCCGAATCCCAAGGCTGTTAATATCGGCAGGGCGCAAATCAAATCTATTGCAATGGCGCAGGGCATGCCAGCCAATGGAACGGTAACGGACCACGAAGACCTTCGGGACAAGCCCGTAATCATCAAAGTAAAGACCGAACCCGGTCAAGGCGAGTACGGGCCAAAAAACCGCATCAGTGGCTACATGCCTATCGCGAAGAAACCCGTAGGGGAAACAACACTAGAAAACGACACGTTGCCTTGGTCGCAAGCGTAGCAAACTAGCCGCGCCGCAGGGCCTGGTACTGCGGCACTATTGTTACACACTATGCAACTCCGCCCCTACCAACAAGAAGCTATAGCCGCCCTGTGGGAGCACTGGCGCGCAGAGCCTAACAGCACGCCGCTGATAGTGTGCCCAACAGGCGCGGGGAAATCACTGATATGCGCTGAGATAGTCAGGAAGATTCTAGCTGCCGCCCCTAAAATGCACATACTCATACTGTCGCACCGGAAGGAAATCATCAGGCAGAACGCTGACGAAATACACAACTTGCTAGGGATTGCTGTCGGCGTGTATAGCGCGGGGCTAGGCAGCAAGATAATCAGGCAAGTGACGTGCGCAAATATTCAATCGGTATTTAAGAAGCCGTTCCCGCAGCAGGGCCTAATCATAATCGACGAAGCGCACATGATTAGCGAGTCTAGTGATAGCATGTATCGCAAGTTTCTTGATGCCCAGCCGCAAGCGAAGGTAGTGGGCCTAACCGCTACTCCGTACCGGATGGATCGCGGGTCATTAGTAGGCGATTTATTCACCGGTATTGCTTACGACATCCCACTCCGCAAACTTATAGAGGACGGTTTCCTAGCTCCCTTGATATCCCGCCCCACTGGCAAGCCTATAGACTTTAGCCGCGTGCGCAAGTCCGGCAACGATTACAATCAAGAAGCGCTACAAGAAACCATGCTTCCCCACACTAGAGAGCACTGCGAGAGCATTGTGCAGAACGCCGCAGACCGTAACAAAATACTGGTATTCTGTTCAGGGATTAAGCATGCAAAAGAGTGTGCAGAACTGCTACCGAACGCTGACTATATCACTGGCGAGATGGATCCAATTACCAGGGACCGCAAAATTAGAGATTTCAAAGCAGGCACTACGCGCATTCTTTGCAACGTTGATGTCCTTACTACTGGATTTAATGTGCCCTCTGTTGATTGTGTGGTTTTACTCAGAGCTACTCAGTCTGTTGGCTTGTATGTGCAAATAGTCGGACGCGGTAGCAGATTAGCACCAGGTAAGGACAAAGGATGCCTAATACTAGATTTCGGTCGCAACATTCAAACCCACGGACCAATAGATTTAATAGAGGTGAGGCACCGCAAGAATGAAAAAGACCCGCAATTCTCAATCCCGCCTGTCAAAGCCTGTGACCACTGCGGAGCAGTTGTTTCCATCAGAACTGTACGCTGTCCCGGATGCGGGGAAGATTTCCCGCCCGCGTCGTGCAAGCTTGAAAAAGCGCCGGAAACCGCAAGTATCTTGTCAGAACCCGAACCAGCTCACCCCGTCAGAAGTACGGAGTATAAGATCCATCTTAAAGATGGTAAGCCGCCTATGCTTCGCATCAGATACTGGACAGGTACAACCGCCTATTACGATATGTACCTCTGCCTTGAACACGTCGGTTATGCGCAGCAAAAAGCCTGTCAAATGTGGCAAAAACTAGGCGGAGGCAAACCCCCTGCGACTAGCAGCGAAGCCTACATGAGAGCTATGAAAGGCGAGCTTGCGATACCCGAGCAAATTCGCGTCAAGAAGCGAGGCAAGTATCACGACATTACGCATTTTATTAACTTGAAAAAACAGGAGGCGAAATCATGGCAGGAAACGGAGAACCTTTACATTTAGAACCAGAAATAACGCTAACGGGGGAGGCGCCGATAGTTGTTCGGCACAAGGATATGAGGACCAGTTTGCGCATTCACTTTAATGAGCACGCGTGTTCTTGGGAAGTGAACTGCGACGAGAACGGAACGTATCAGCGCATGCGCTTTGCGTCAGAAAAGGAGCCTAGGAAATGAGTCTAATCACACGCTTCCTAAGAAACCCACTAAAAGCCGTATTAAACGCCCTGCCCCAAGATCCAGACGATAGTGCAGGTTGGGGGCCTTTTAAGCTTCCGCCTGAGCACCCTTTTCATAGGGCGGCGCGTCTACATGATATAGCGTTCCGCAATAGTGCTACTAGTGGCGACAGGCTAAGCGAGCAGGATTGGCTTTTGTTCTGGCGTTTCGTTCTCCTGGCAAGGGCTGAGCCGGACCCTATACAGCGGTGTCACCTTGCTATGGACGCGTGCAAATACTGGCCGCTAGCGCGGCATTTTGGGAGGTACTTATGGGACAGGAGTACAGACAAGGAATCCTAAGCGCCTTAGATACTGCAGAAGCGATTGTAAAATCTTATATGTTGTCTCTGCCCGACAAGTGTAATACTCCCCAAAGAATACATGCGTCGTGCTCGAACAACATACTCGAGTTCATCCTCGAAGACCTGCGGCGAGTCATTGCCGGAGTTTCAGATCCAAAAGCGTCTGTTCGAGTGGATATCCCAACAAGCGGAGTCGGATCCTCGTTATTTGAACATATTCGCGGTACCGAACGCGGGTCGCCGGTCTGGCTGGGAGGCGAGCATGCACCTATTGTCGGGCCTCAAGAAGGGAGTGCCGGACATAGTAATAGCGGTAACGCGCCGGGTAAACGGCTCCATCTTGTGCCCCGGGGCGTACCTCGAGATGAAGAGCCAAAAGGGTGAACTATCACCGATGCAAGTCAAATGGCTTGTGCGCTTAGACGCTCAAGGATACGCAACGTGCATTGCGTATGACTTCGAGACGGCGCAGAAGTTTATCAAAGACTATATGGGCCCTATGCCTTCGGTAGCTGCGCCTTAATAACCTTGTGAACCACTGCAACAATTGCCGCAACTACGCCCGCCTTGGTGGGGTTCTCGAGTATCGTGAGCACAAGCAGCTTAAGATCCAGCCCAGGGACTAGAACGGGAAGCTGGGCAATTAACAGGAACAGCCCTGACAATTTGAGCTTATCGCCATTGAAAGGCAAGAGCGACAAAAGTTTATCTAAATTTTTCAGCATACGTTACTCCCTAAAAGTTGGCCCACGGAACGCGGGATTCAAACGCCCGACACGCACGTCATTTATCCACACTTCGCACATCGGCGAGCCGCTAACGGCAATTGCTTTTTCAGCGAGCCTATAGCCCCATTGGCCGGCGTAATAGCGCACACGGCCGTCAATAAACAAATCAGGATAACGCGGCATGCGGGCAATCTCTTTGCGGTTTTTAGCAGCAATGATAATTGCTTGGTCAGCATCGTGTGGCGTGATTAATACGGGTTTTAGTTCTTTAATGGCCGGAGGGACGTTGCTTTGCTCCGCGTGGCTTTTCCATAGCGTGTTTTGCAGTATTCGCACACTGCCGCGCTTAGTGGCCAAGAACGCCACGGAATTCACCATTTCTTGACTAGGCCACGCTTTGCGCTCAGGGCGCGGGGTTGAGTCGCTGCCTGTCTTCTTCCCGTTGAACTGCGGGACCCAGAAGAAGAGTACTTCTGCAGCTTTGTGGGTTTCGATTACTTTAGGTACGTCTGAATCCACCGACGAAGTGCCATCAAAGCTATAATTATACCGATTATTCGGGATGCTGTGGAGCCCATGCACTTCATTCTTGTACTTACGAGACAAGCCACCGCGCCAAGGTGTGTTCACAATTGTACAGGATGGCGCAACTTTTGCGCACCTGTCTAAATACGAGTCAGGCTCTGCAATATTATGCTCGCAGAATGGCGAGACTTCCCAAGTAACGCCGGTATAGCGGGATGCTAGCCGCTCTACTCTCCGAGCTTCTGAAACCATTTTGCGCAGGTCGGCAGAACCGAAAGTATGACTATCAGACCAAAGTAGATGAATTCTAACATGCTTGCACCCTTTCAGTACGGCGCGCTCCACTGCCGGAAGCGAATCACCGAACGTATTAGCAAATGCTCCTAGCGCAAAGCCTTCTGGCAGGTCAATCTGCGGATACTTCGCGAGCCCAAGCAAATCTAGGCCGTAAATCATAGCATCCAATCTCTTATAATCGCTAAGGCTTCTTTGCCTAGGAATGCTGCCCCCATTATTGCCAAGGCCGCAAGACTGAATTTTTGGTACATCACAAGCCCAGAATCGAGCTTGACGTTGAAGTTTTTAATATACCCGGAGAGGTCAGCGCACGTGATTGTCAGCAAACGAATAGCTTCAGCAAGCTGCCGGTTGTCTTCTTGCCGTGCTTCTTTGTGCTCGCTCATCATTTGATTTAATGACTCGTGATCGCGTCTTAGCTGCTGCAGCTCCCCGCGCACAAAATCGTATTCGCCGTTGATACTCATACGGATACCACACGTTTCATAATAGACGGAACGTAATTCAGCGTTTCGCGATAGTACTCGCGGTTAAGGCGGCGTGCAGCTATGTCATCAGCAATTCCCTTGCTTATAGCGTCCCAACTAGGGCCGTATTTGTTGATCCACATTTGCACCTTGCCCGGTCCTGCATTATATGCAGCGAGCGCAAGTTCAGGAGTCCCAAACCGCTTGAGCTGTTTCGCTAAGTAATACTCTCCAAAACGCTGGTTGGTTTCTCTGTCTTTAAGGTCGTAATCAGTAACGCCTAGTTCCGCCGCAATCTCTTTCGCCGTTGCAGGCATGATTTGCATTAGGCCTTGAGCGCCCTTCGGCGAAACGGCGTTTGGGTTTCCGCGCGATTCCTGGTGTATAACAGCGTTTACAAGGCTGCGCGGCAAAGCCGTTTCTTTTGCCGCTACTGGCTCCATGGCTTGCGCTTCGCTGGGACCGATTGCCTTACCGACTTGGTCTATAAGCTTGCTTAGGCCCGCTGTATCTGCACTAGCGGGCTTATCTTCTGTCATAAACTCCTCTTTGTTCTGTGCGATTGCTTTTGCTGCCGATTGCGCAACGATATTGCCTAGCTTCTCAACTAGCGCCTTCGCCGGCTTGCCTTCCCGCTGAGCAAGCCGCACAAAGTCTTTAGCGAAAGATTGATCCGCTAAAGACCTAATAACAGCGTCGTCTTTAAACGCGTTAATTCTTGCAAGCTTGTTAATAGAAGCAGCCTCAAGCCCAGGGCCGATGATTGGTATCCTATAAAGAGTCTGAATCGCTGCCTTCCCTACAAGCGCCGCCGCGTTGGTGGTCTTTTCAGCAGTTTGCGAGCCGCCAGCAGAACCAAGGCGCGTTCTTGCTAAATAAGCAGCTTTTGATTTCAAATCTTTTTCAACTATAGAAAAAGCTGTCATCTGATCGCGAGTATATATTTCTCTTGCTTTTCCAGACGCGCGCAAAGCACTTAGATTTTTACTAAAATTAGTTGGCGTAAGATTCCCCGCCATATCTTTAGAGTTCTTAATCAGAACATCGTCTGCCAACGTTCTTGCAATTACCTCACGCGCCCTTCCTGCCTCGGATGCGTTTTGCCCAATGATGCTTTTTGTATTAAAAGCTTTGAAAACCTGCTTGATTGCTTCAGGGGATGAAGTAACTTGCGCCGGAATCTTAGACTCCAACATTTTATAATTACCGAAAGTGTCTTCAGTTGCGAGTATTTTCTTATTTGACCGTGTACGGAAAGTAGTTCCCTTCTCTCGCATTAGCTTGTCTGCTCTTACAAGCGCAGGATTCTGCTTTGTAACTTCTTTCAACTGCCCATAAAGATTGTTTAGCTGAGAACGCGCTCGACTTTGCGCTGCAGTGAGTAAAGTGCCGTTTTTAAATGCCTTGTTAAGCGGGCCTACTTCCTTACCGATTATTTCTCTGGCATTTTTAAATATCTCAGTATCTACTTTGCCGTCAGCCTTTTTGATCGCAAATCGCAAATTATCAGCTGCTTTTGCAGCTTCATCACTAATTGCGCCGGAAGCCTTAACTTTTGTAAGTAGCGGCGACAGCTCTTTGGGGAGGCTCATTACAGGCTTTGCTTTTACTGCTTGTGTATACGCAGCGCCCACAACTTCAGTAGCGTTTTTCTCGCCCTCCTTAATTGCTGTTCTTAAAATACCGCCGCCAACTTCCGGCAACCTTGCCGCAGGTAAATTACTTTCAATTTTAAGAATCTGCGCTGCGCTTCGCGCCGCATCTTTCTTCGCCATGACTTCAGCAGCCGTCTCTCCCAAGTCACCAAGCAATTTCTTGCTTACGTCGCCTTCATATTTAGCGGTAAGCGCTGCCATCTGGTGGTCAGGCAATATTTCCGCAGTCCGCATGTACTTACCAAACTCTGAGGTATTTAAAGGAGTATCAAGAATCTGCTGCGCGCCTTTTTTGCCGATTAACTCAAGCGCTGCCTTCCTTCCTGCCTCTGCTTCATCTCCTAAACCTATAGCTGTAAGCCCTTTTTTGAGCGTGTACCCAGCGCCAGACTTCACCGCCCCAGGGAGTGATCCGCCGACAAGCGCCCCCAGTAGCGGACTATAACCCATGTCCTTTGCGGCTTCTTCGCCAATGCCTGAGCCTAATGCCGCAGAAAGGCCACCCATCCCAGGAACAAAAGCCGCTGGTAAGTATCTCGCCACAGCCACACCATAACGCCCTTCGTCAGTAGTTGGCTGCGCGTCACCGTATAGCGCGCTGCTTAATCTGTTCCCCTGCAA